GCCCATGAATGAGGCCATCCAACATTGCTTACATTTGTAGTTGGGAGGCCTCTTTGTCCCGTAGACCCAGTTGTGGGTGGGGCAGGTCAGGACCACCTTTGAAGGGTCCATGACCTCGCTTAAGAGCTTGGCCTTATCACTTTCAGTTAGGAAAACGCTCATTTGTCTTCCTTTGGAATTGAAGGGGCGGCATGAGAGGTGTCACCATCGCCAGATGGTGTGGACCCTTGGAGGGTTGAAGGGTCTGCCGCCCCAAACTTTTTCTGGTGTTCTTCAATCGCTGCGCGAATCTGCTTCGCGTCTCTTTCAAAGACGAGACTAATGAGTTGATTTTGAAAGAGCTTGACTTTCACACCGAGGATGAAAGATAGCACGAGGGTCCATTTAAAAGCATACAATATAGAAAGAACCCCGAAGAATGGGAGCAACATGCCTCCAAATAGACCCGCTTCGATTCCAACTGCTCTGCAACAAAGGCGGAGCCAAGTAGACATCTCAACATTGATTCCATAGTCGTGCATTCTCCTACGGGTCAAATAGGCATCGTAGATGGTGAAGCCGAAATTCGCTAAAACTAATCCCTCCAAAAGCATTTTCTCTCCTTATGAACGAACGTAGATGACTCCACCATTCGCTACTACAGCGTGGGGAACGTTGAGATAATCATTATACGTAATAAGCACGACATCTGCATCAGAAAGAGTCACACCTGTATCCAATACAGTTGTGCCCTTTACTGCGGGTTGCACATTCTTTATTGCTACCACAGTTATTTTTTCGCCGCGAAATTCTGACATTTTTATTCCACCTTTGTTTGTGTTGCAGCTTCAGCATCAATTTCAGTTATCAATTGCTGAACTGCTTGAATTGCGCCCTGCATTGCATTCGCATTGGCCTTTAATTGGTCGAGTGCGGCTTGATACTCTCTCAATTTTGCTTCGAGTTTCTCTTTTGTCATTTTATCCTCTCGTTTTTACTGCTCTCCAAATGGTATCTGCACACATCACATGGTCGGGAAAGATTTCATTCACTGCTTTTACAACTCCGGGCCACGAATAGATGTAATCATGCCCACAAATTATTCCGCCCTCACTCAGCAATGGAAACCAAGCTAAGATGTCTGCCTTTACGGATTCATAGGAATGGTCAGCATCAATGAAAATCATGTCAAACAAGGTGTTATTTTCAGCACACCATTTCGCAGCATTCAAAGAGGTATCTTTTAGGATGGTAAGCTTTCCTTCAGGAACTCCTGCCATGTTAGTGAGAAACTCTTGAAATAACTTCTCCGGGTCGTCTACTTTCGCAAGGTCGTCTTCTCCTCCCGACCCCGCCCAAGTATCTACAGCAAGAACTGTTCCTAAAGCGTTATCAACAAGTGCGCGGGTACTTCTGCCCTTCCAAGAGCCAATTTCACAAATCCGATTGCACCTTGAAGCTTGGATACCAAGCCACATAAGTTCCATCGGTTCCATCCAACCATGAATCTGCATTGCATGGCCGATGTTTACCTCGTACATTTCCCCTCCGAAAATTTGGAAGCTTGATACGCTCAAGCTTCTCCAGAAAGCGGTTAATTGTTTTACGCGACTACCCAATATTGGTGCCCATCCCATTGAAGGGCGACGTGAGAACCAGAGGCAGTAGTAGAAGGAACTGTCGAAAGTTGGTATTGTCCGCCAGACCATAGGTCAATGGCAGCACCATTATCAACAGTGACATTTACCGGAGACCCGGCCCCAGCAAGTTTGATGACAAAGATTTTTCCAACGGGGATATGAGCAGACGGAAGGATAATATCTTGATTGCCTGAAGCGTAATTGCAAAGAATAACAGTATCATCGTTCGAAGCGTAATAAACCGCTTGCGTCACCAATGCCTTATTCTTCCAATCAATTACAGTTCCAGGACCCAGAATGGGATTTTCATCTCTAAATAGCATAGTCGTTGTTCTCCTATGTTATCCAGATTAGCTTGAGAATTCAATGACGGCCCCAAAATGGAACGTCTGGGCAGTCGTAGTTAGAGCTGTCCAATTAAGAATGAAGCCAGTAGAAGTAACAGTGCTTGCCCAAACAGGATTTGCCGCAGCCAGAACAGCCGCAGTATCAGCACTATTTCCAGAAACGAACACGTTGACCGCGATGGGGACTCCACCAGTGGTATCTGTAAGAGTAGCAGCAGGATTGGTTTCTGCTGTTACTGATGCATAGTTTGCGTTATACACGTAGATGGCTGAAGAAGTCACGCCATGCACCGCAGCCGCAGTGGAGATGTTGTTGTTGGCGTTAGCGAAACCCGCAACCGTCACGGTGTCCCCAACTGCAACTTGACCACAGCCTTGAACGCTGTAATACGGCACGCAATGCGCGGTTCCATCGGGAGCCGTAGTTGCCGCACCACAAGATTGAATAGATAGAACGAGCGTCTTTGCAAGAGACTGCACGCCATCAATAAAACCAACTGGAGCAGCATTAGCTCCTGTAGTTGTATTACCATTGGCGGCGATACCATAACCATAGAGAGTCTTGGATTTAGGAGCACCAGTCGCGTCGGCAATAATTTGCCCACCCGCAGTGGGTCCTTGACCAATATATGAAAGATTTAGAGAGGGAGCTGCAACAATAGTCATATCTTATTTTTCCTTTATTTACTTTTGGATTCTTGCAAATCTTCTAGTGAAAGAGGATTTGCCAAGCTTTTTGTTTCAGGGCGCATAGGGTAGGAATCAGGGGCCATTTGATAGGTTTTTCTAGTCTCCACATCATAATGGTCACAAAGGATTCCGCCATGTGCGAATACCCGATACCCCGCCTCTCTCACTTTATTACAGAAACTAATGTCCTCGCTAATTAACGAAGATGGGATTTCACATTCATAAGAAGTAGTTTCTTGAAACTCAAACCACGGTTTGGGAATTTCATTGAAAACATCGGTGGAAATTAATAAACAACCCGCTCCAATTCCCGTTACTTCAAAAATCTCTCCTTGCTTCCAATGCCAAAAAGAACCAAGTCCTACTCCCCGAAAGACAACTGGCTGAGGAACTTCAGCCTTGGTGACATAAACCCCACCAACTGCTTTTATTTCAGGGTAGTTTTCCAACACATAAACAAGACGTTGAAGAGAATTAGGAGGCGGGATAGTATCGTCATCCACAAACCAAAGGTACTTCGCACCAACTTCTAACGCTTTCTCCGCTAATACGCATCGAGCTTGGTCTACAGGAAGACCCTTGACAATTAAATGCCCATGTGAAAAATGCGTTGGGGCAGGTTGCATTGCCATCGCTACAACAAGTTCTGGTGGAATCAACCGTCCAGAACAGGCCAATCCAATCAACACGCCAATTTTATTCTTTGCTTCCTTTGGAAGCGCCCCCGGCAAATTGCTCATCCCTCTCTCCTTATTCAGTTACTCGAATGCTCTCTATTTCATTCAAGTGAAAATCGTATCGAACTGGATGACCACAATTGGTACAAATCGCAACTAAGGTAATCCTTCCATCTTCCTTAGCGAACGGTTCCAACGCAAACAGGCGATGATAACCCGGTTCGCATTCCACTCTCTTCTTATCCTCCATATCCATTCCCTCTTTTCTGCTCTCTAAATAATGCTTTCGCGGATAGATTCTTCCCATCCCAACCCACTCCCACTACACCACCTGGCTTTACTTTCACCCTTTGATGGTCTCCGTAAATAATGTGGCTTACTTCATGTATAATCGAACTGTGAGCAAATGTAACTGATGGCACTCCAGTTTGAATCCCCGCGAGAATCGCAGTCTTTATTCTTGGTTGAACCCGCTTGCGGAAAGCATGAAGACTTTCCCCACCCGGAATGGTCTCATTCGGGTTATCCTGGTAATACTGCATTTGAAACTGATTAGGTGCTTTAGGCTGCCCAGCAAAGTTCCCCACATTCAAAGCCCGCAAATCTGCCGTAGGCGAGACACTCATTCCCTTTCCCGCAAGCGCGAGGTCAGCCGTGTGCAGAGTTCGGTCCATGTCAGAACTGTAAGCAGCGCCAAGAGCGATAGGCTTGAAGAATGCATTTAGGTCCTTACCTTGTTGGATTCCCTTTTCATCCAAAGGAACATTCAAGGGACCGCGAAAGCTATCATTCAGATTGAGAGCGGTTTCACCATGTCTAACGAAGTAAGCAACTGTTTGCGGTTCCATAAGACCCTTTGGGGTGGATTAATCTCCAACCGCATCCTTCATAGCAGTAATGTAAATCCCGTACACTCCGTAGGCGATAATCAAGAGCACAACCGCGCCGACAATCAGTGTGGGCCAGGATAGGCCGTAATACTTCCGCACAACTGTACTTTCTGGTTTGGTTTCGCTCATTGGTTTATTGGACATCCTCGAACTATGTATTGAAACATTTCAAGCATCAACTTCCGCTGAACCGCGATGGTATGGGCCTCATAATAGACGAGGAAGGCAAAAGCCACCACCCCAAGGGTCAACACTCCGATAGTTGCGATAAGGAAAGCTTTACTTGGAAAGTTCATTTTGGCCCCTCAACAGCCGAAACAGGCTCAACGAAAGCACCCAACGTCTCAGTAGTGCCTCCAACCGCAATGCCAACTATCTTTCCTGTTTTCTTGTCAACAACCGATGAACCGCTTGCGCCGTGTCCGGCGAAGAGTTGAACCATAAAGGTAAACTTGCAAAAGCGGCAATCACCACTTGCCCCACCCGTGGTCAACAGTTTTGTGGAGATTCGGCCTTCCGAGGTAATCTTGCCAATCCCGTCGGTAAAATTGATGTTAATCACATCAGTGCCAACTGGAGGGATACCTGCTTTCGAGAGCGGGATAACGGGATACTGATGGGTAGTTCTGAGATAAAGAATGGCGTAATCGAGAGTATCTTCATGCCGATAAGAGATAACTGTTATCGGATAGACAGGTGGATTCGGCGTATCCACTTTGAAAATGTCTTCGGAAACGGTGAAGACCGCTCCGGGTCCGCCTTCTGCCACGCAGTGCCCAGCGGTGAGAAGGAAATAGCCATCAAGGGTCTTTTGAAACGCTGTCGCGCTGCAAAGGAAGTCCCTCTCGGAATGAGGAGATTCTAGATAGAAAGCAAACGTCGCATTGGCAACTTTGGTCTCGATAGTTTGGGTTGAGCAGGCAACTAATGGAGACAGAAAAAGTGCGATTACAAAGGAAAAAATGATGTTTTTCAAGAATTTCACGTGATGTCTCTGTCAGGCGGCCCTTGGCAGAGCACCACCGCCCTCACACTGTTCCCTTATGGGAGCCTCTGCTCAGTGTTGATTGATTACAGCTTGTTCACTTCCGCTTTCACGTCCGCTTCAACCTTAGCAACTTCAGCAAGAACCTTGGCTTCCTCGGCTTTGCCGGTGCGATTAATGAAACCACGCACACCGTAGCCAATACCAACACCGCAAACAAATAGGACTACTAAACTAACAAAAACAACCATTGAACACCTCCTCAGGTGTATGAAACTAATTTCGCCCTCTGTTGAGGGGTTCTTTCCTCTCCTTGAGAGAAAAAGTCTTGAGGTTTCTTGTGGGCCTTGAGTCTCATTGTCATTGCATATTGCATGGCATTGATGAGATGGTCATTTCTTTTAGTAGGTTTCTCTTTCGATAAACCCTTCAAGTCACCCTTAGTAAAATTTGCCCATGTGTAGTGCCGAAGCTCATCTTCTAAGTTAGGAAGTCCGTCAGTGATATAGAACTTGGGGAAGCGAGAGTTGGATTGGACAGTGGCATTAAAATATTCCCGAGAGATGGAGACCGGGTAATCGGGGTGGAACTGCGGGAGACGAACGGGGATTCCGTTTTCTCGATAGAGTTGGTCTCCGGTTTTGTGGGTTTCGGCGTTTCGCTGGCGTCCCCAATAGGGGTCGAGGAACCAGTAATCAACGGGGTCTCCGCCACAAAGTATCTTAATACTTTTCGCGTGCTCTGAAACGGTGCGGTCCCTTTCGTAATACTCTCGATGCGCGTAGTAGTTACCATCAGGGTCAACCGCTAACCAGAGTGCGGCAGTAATACCAGTAGCAGCAGGGTCAATAGAAACAACCCGAACCCAATGCTTAGGAATGTCAGAAAGCGGGCGGAGGAATAAATTCCGGTCAAATTGGGGATAAACCAATCCCGAGCGTCGAACAAACTTTCCATACAGTCGCGCTTCCTCTTCAGGGTCGCCCTTCCATTTAGCAATGATTCGGTCTTTCTCTTCAGCGGAAATAAAGGGACTATTCAATGTGGAGAGGTGGCAAAATACGCTATCACTACCGCCGCCCTTCGATTCCTCATACAAATCAAAGACCCAAGGCTCCCGAACACCGCTGTTGATGTCCGTAAGGGGGGTTAGAGTGAGAAGAATTTTTCCAGCACAGTCTGCGGTACGCTGGAAGCATTCATTGAAAATATCTTTCTCACACTCTTCATCAATCCAAACTAAGTCAATTGAGGCGGATTGGAACTTTTCTCGTCCGGCGTCGGCTGATTTCCCTGTGATGAGGCTTCCATTGTTGAAGAAGACCTGAAAATCTCCATCAGAATACTTCCGTACAGAGCCATCGTCAGGAATGAAAGGGGGATGAGCCTTACCATGACGGAGTTTTTCGTACCAGATGACATCACGAAGAATGTCAAAGCCAAGACCCACAACCCAAACGTTATTAGGGGGTGGCGGGATGGGAAGGTCTTTGACCCATTCCCATGCTGGTTCATCTCGAAAGTACTCCTTGCCAAGCGCCCACGCGACTGCGATGAATGAGCCGAGGATTGTTTTGCCACTTCTATTCCCTCCCAATAAACCAAAAATCTTTTTATCGCCAGTGAAATGTTTCAGAGCCTCTTGTTGCTCAGACCAAGGCTCAAAGTAGCGTACATAACACTTTTGCCTGCGCTTTTCAATCAGCGCATCTAAAACCGCCAATTGCTCGCTTGCTGGAAGCTGTTCAATCTTAGCAACAGCTTGCTGACGCTTCTCACTCGTCGCTGCCACAAATCAACCCCCAATGACGTATTCGCAGGTGCAAGCCGCACTTCCAATCAAATTCAACGCTGTAATTCCACTGCCAGCGGCAGGTGAGGCTTGGCCGAACATCAGCCATCCACCTGGTTCCAAAAGTTGCACAACCGCACTCGACCCACTAGTAGGTGTCCAAGTAACCGTCAATGTGGCAGTCGCGTGAAGGTTCTTCACATAAAGAAATTGAACTGGGGAAACTGGGAGAGTCACAGTCGTCCCCCCACCTGTGGCTGCTGTAATGCTCTGCCCCTCAACAAAGACAGTTCCAGTAGTCAATAGACTTGTAAACTGCTTTTTGAGGTTCACGAAACCAGTCGTGGTATCGCTGACCTGCATGTAACCAACATTACTAAGTGAAACGCTCATTTTAATTTACCATCTTACTTGGCTGTTGGGTTATCTTCTCCCTAATAGCCATCAAATCCGCATTCGATAGGTCGGCAAACACATTCACAGTTGATTCTGGCCCAACAAACCCGGCCATCTTTGCGACCTTGAACAAAACTTCAGAAGCCTTGTCGTGCTCACCCTCTTCATCAAGCTTCCTAGCTTGGTCCCGAAGGTGCCCAATAATGGTATCCTTACCAAACTTTGGGTCGCTTCCAAGCTCTGAAAAGTGCCTATCCCTCGCCTCAAGGAGCAATTTCTGGAAACTTGGCCTTTTGAGGGTTCTGTTGAGTTCTTCAGCAGTCACGGCCATGCCAAGCTCAGTGACCGCCTGGGCAAGTGAACACCCCGAGCGGGCCATTATGTTGACCGCTTCGAGGTTCCAATCTTCGATTTTTGGGGTTCGGCCCATTTTTAGGTACACCCTTGCGTGTACTACCCCTACACTATGTAGTACAGGAAAAATGCCTGTTTTGTGACATTGAAATCAAAAATACTTAAAAATAATTCAACCTAAGTCAATATCGGGTGCCTTAGATGGGCACTGCCCCCCTCCCACTTACGGGCGTTTTGATGGGACCCATTTGAACCCTTTCAAATAGATGAAGAATACCACCAAATAAAGCCAATCAAATGAGTAACATACCACCCATTTGTAACCAAATGAATCTAAAGGGTTTAGAGCGAATTATTCGCAAGCATGACCACCTTTTAAATCCAATGGAATCAACAGCTTAAAGAGAGCCTAAATGAACCGTAACCACCCTATTTTCAATGACTTAGGTTTCTGATTTTGAAAAGTTGGATTGGGAGACCCATTTTTAAACACGAAGGCCCTCTGGTCGAAGCCTAATCTCCCACGAGAGTAACATTCCTAACCAACAATGTCGCTGCCGCGCGCGGAACGGCGAAAAATTCAGTTGTAAAGGGCCGCAGCCGAACGGCAGTTGGCTCTTAACAAAGGACT